GTGAGTTAGATGTCCCCGCATATATACCTAAACCTCAAGTGAAGGTTGAGGGTTGTGGGGGATGTGTCCCGGTATACAACCGGTGTGCCCGAGTTGCTCGTATTTCAAAACGGACAAAATGGGTCCCCCCACAAAAGGCCAGGTCAGAGAGGTGTGGGGGGACTAAGGGGAGTCCATCCCCCTACGCGCGCTGAAAAACTCCTCTCCGTCTTACATGTGCCCGCATGTGCGTACACGCGACCCGCGTACACGCGTGCACATGTACGACGAGCACGCGTGTTTAAGAGGGGGGCGCGGGATTTTCTTCACCCGGTCCCCTGGTCCCCCAGCCCGATGCGTATTCGATGCGCTGGTAACATGGGCACATGCCCGACGACACTGAAGTGCCCTCGATTCGACGTCGTGACATCCGCGCGCTGATCCGTGCCGTAGGTGATTCGGTGCGCCCCGTCTCGGTCCTGTACGACCGGTACGCCGCCCAGATGGCGGCCCAGGATCGGGCGCCGGTGAGCCGTAAGGCGCTGGGCACCGCGCTGGACCGGTGCGGTCAGCGACTGTGGATCAAGCGTCTCGACGGGAAGAACGTCCGGTGCCGGATCGTCCGCGAGAGTTGGATGGCTGCTGAGCAGTTCGACGACGTGGAGGAGATCTGATGAGCCCCCGGTATGAGGCGTGGCACTCCCTGTCGTCCCCTCCCCCTCCCCTGTCGCCTCAGGTGCTGGCCGACGTCAAGGCGGCGCTGGAGGGGCTGCGGTTGGGAACGCACCATTCAGCGTCCGACCTCTACCGCAGGTACACGCTGGCGATGGAACGGCAGGGGCGTGAGCCGGTGCACCCGGTGGGGTTCGGCAGGATGCTGGCCCAGTACGGCGCGCTTCGTAAGGGGAAGACGGACAAGGAGCGCGGGCGCACGGTCAGCGGATGGATCATCTGACAGTGCAGTGTCAACGTGGCACTGAGGCTCAGATGTCCCCTGTACCCGTACGATGGCCCTCATGACGATCCCCGTGTGGCTCCAGCTGTTGATCTACACGCTGGCCGTATCGCGGATCACCGGCCTGATCGTGTCCGACTCACTCACCGAACCCGTGCGCGACGCGCTGATCAACTGGCTAGACGACAGGCCTGCAACGCTGGGGTCGTTCGTCGCCGAGTTGATCCAGTGCCCGTGGTGCGCGGGGATGTGGGTGTCCCTGGTCGTCGCTCCCCTAGCCTGGTACTGGGGCGACTCGCCCATCATGCTGATCCCGGCCCTGGCTCTGGCATTCAGCCAGGTGACCGGCGCCATCTCGAACCTGGGGAGGTAACCGGTGGCCCTCCGGCGACGGCATGACCTGACGTACCGGCACGGTGTAGACCGGCCAGCTCTGAGCGCCGCGACCGCCGTGGTGGAGCTGGGCTCGGCCAGTTCGTGGAAGACCTGGAAGTTCGGAAACACCGAATGGCAGGTGGAGGGCTGGCGCCTCTACGACATCATCCCCGAGTTGCGGAAGCTCGCCGGACGCGTCGGTGACAGCCTGGCCCAGGCGCGCATGTACGTGGCCGAACTGGACGAGCGCGGCGAGGAGATCGGCGAGACGACCGATCTGCGCATCAGCGCACTGGCCGGGATCCCGCTCGGGGTCGGCAACGCCCGCGACGACATGCTCCGACTGGCCGGAGTCGACCTGGCCGTGGGCGGTGAGTGCTGGATCGTCGGTGAGGGCGCGGCCACCTCCCCTGAGACAGCGGTTGGCGCCTGGTTCGTGGTGACCGGCGCGGCCCTGAAGAAGCAGGGCGACGCGGTCAAGGTCCGTCGGCCCAAGGTGCTCGGCGGTGGCTCACTCACGCTGACCGATCAGGTGGACATCCTGATCCGGTGCTGGCGCCCGCACCCCAACGACACCGATCAGGCCGACTCGTTCACGCGCGCCGCGATCGTGCCGTTGCGTGAGATCGAGCTGCTGACCAAGCGCGAGTTCGCCGAACTGGACTCCCGCCTCACCGGCGCGGGCATCCTGTTCCTCCCCGAGGGCGTGGACTTCCCCCGCGAGGAGAGCGACCCGGCAGGTCTGGCCGGGTTCATGGCCTACCTCCAGCGCGCCGCTGCCGCATCGCTGACGGATCAGTCGCGCGCTTCCTCGATGGTGCCGCTCATGGCGACGCTGCCCGCCGAGATGATGGAGCACCTGGACAAGATCAAGCCGTTGACGTTCTGGTCCGAACTGTCGGCGGAGATTACGCCGATGAAGGACAAGGCGATCGCGCGCCTTGCGTCCTCGGTGGAGATCCCGGCCGAGGTGCTGACCGGCATCTCGGACGCGAACCACTGGACGGCATGGCTCATCTCCGAAGAGGGCATCCGCTGGATCCGGGGATACCTGGGCCTGGTGGCCGACGCGCTGACGCGCGGGTTCCTTCAGCTGGCGCTGGCCTCGATGGGCGTCGCCAACCCGGAGCGGTACGCGTTCGCGTTCGACACGTCCACGCTGGCGGCCAAGCCGAACCGGCTGGAGGAGGCACTCCAGCTGCACGACCGGTTCCTGATCAGTGACGAGGAGACCGTCAAGGCGGGCGCGTTCGACCCGGAGCAGATGCCGAGCGTGCAGGAGCGCGCCGCGCAGATCCTGCTGAAGCTGGTCCAGACCCAGCCCGACCTGATCCTGGACCCGGCGATCCAGACCGCGCTCGGCCTGCCTCAGGTCAAGTCGGTCGGTCTGCCCGCGACCGCCGACCAGAACGCGGACGGCGACGACCCGGAAGACGCTGAGAGCGACGAGGGAGCGCCGAACGGCGGCACCCCTCCTGAGCTACCCGCCAACGAGGCTCGGGCGCTCACGGACCGTCTCAGCGCCCGCATCGAGGCGTTGACGATGGCGCCCGCCCCGTTGCCCTCCCCGGAGCGGGTCTTCAACGCGGCGTGCAAGCTCGCGGTGTACCGCGCGCTGGAGCTCGCCGGTGGCCGACTGGCCACACCGCAGGAGCGGCGCGGCCGGTGGTCCGAGGTGCCCCGGCACGAGCTCCACCACTGGGTCGGGCCGATCACCGCCGAGAAGGCGGCCAAGGTGACTGAGGGCGCATGGACGCATCTCGGTGTGCTGGCTACCGACCTCGGGGTGGATCAGGGTGACCTGCACCGGCTGTTGTCCGGATACGTGTCCGAACTGTTGACCAGGGGCGTCCGGCACCACGACGACCTGTTGTACGCCGCGCTGAGCATCGCTCACCAGGGCAGAGGGCTGGTACCCGCATGAGGATGCTCGCGTTGTCCGGCCAGTTGCACGCGCATCGTGGCCCGTTCGTCGGTGGCCTGTCGATCCGTCCCGCGCGCTCGCGCCGGATAGGCCGGGCCCGTGAGCGCGCCGCGTGGCGCCGGGAGGCGGCTCGATGACGCTCCGGCTGGCCGCATGGTTCGGCTCCTACGTCCTGCTCTGGGCATCCTTCTCCGCATACGCCACGGTGGTGATGAGCCGATGAGGCTGCGGACGGGCCGGAAGAACTTCCGGAACCTGTACCTCCAGACCGGTGACCAGCCGTCGGACGACGACCCATGCCTGGGCCTGTTGATCGACCCTGAGGTGGCGGTCGCCCTGACTTCGATCACCATCAGCGCTGATGACGCCGACCTGATCGAGTCGGCGTTGACGAGGGCCGGGCGATGACCGGCGCATGGGACGGGCGCGGGGACGATCCCTGGCTCCCCGAGCGGCTGGCCGCTGCCGCCGAGGTGAGCGAGACCGAACGCGCGATCCGGCAGGCCTACTGGGCGCAGCTGTCCGGTTGGCTGGTCGAGACCGGCCGCGCGGTGCTGCGCGGGGACCGGCCGAACCCCGACGCCGTATGGGCGCGCGTACCGGCGTGGCACGCTGCGGTCGAGCTGATCGTGCGGGGAGAGATCCGCAAGGCCGTCGGTCTGGCGTTCCGCCGGTTGTTCGGCTCCGGGTACCGGTGGGACCAGCGCGCCTCGATGGTCGCCTACCTGACCGAGGTACGTAACCGGTTGGTCCGTCTGCCGGAGGACGTGTTCGATCTGGTGGCCGGTCAGGTGTCGGTCGGCGTGAACCTGGGTGAGTCGATCCCTCAGCTGCGCGACCGCATTGACGCGATCCTGTCAATCACCGGGTCGGAACGCTGGCCGAACCGGGCGACCGTGGTGGCGCGGACCGAGACGATCGGCGCGCTGAACGCCGGTCGCAACGACGCTTTCAGCGCGATCGGGGAGGAAGACCCGGATACCGAGTACGAGCGCATCTGGCTTTCGACTTCGGACGACAGGACCCGCGAGACACACGCGGTCGCCGACGGACAGCGGGTACCGCTCGGTTCGCCGTTCATCGTGGGCGGCTTCGCGCTGATGTTCCCCGGTGACCCGTCGGGTCCTCCCCAAGAGGTGATCCAGTGCCGGTGCGTTCCGTTACTGGTTGAACGCGGAGAGTCAATCGACATGAGCAACCGTCAGTTCCGGCGCGGCCGGTAACCTGGCCAGAGGGAGGAAGTCATGCCTGGTACGAGGTTCCGGACGTTGCTGGCACCGATCAACGCCAGCACCGGCGACGGACGACGGTTCGCGTCCGGCGGTATCACGATGGACGACATGCCGATGCCGTTCGAGTGGGCGCGCACCCGGGAGGGCGGCCACGACGGTGCCGTCGCGGTGGGCGCGATCCAGGAAGCCGCCGTGATGACGATCGCCGACGCGGTCGCCGACGGATGGATCGGCGCGGACGCGGTCAAGGGGATGGACGCCACGTCCGAAGCCGTGTTCGGCCGGGGTGTGATGTTCGACGACGCCGACCGGGAGAAGATGCCCCGGCTGGCCGAGGACGTGGCCGAAGCCATGCACCTGATGACCGGCGGCACCCTGGGCCCCAGCGTGGACCTGGATTCGTTCGAGGCCACCCCGGTCATGGCGGGCTCCGATGAGCCGCTCAACTGGGAGATGGTCGAGCAGTACATGGAGCAGAACGACGGGGCCGAGCCCGCGATCGAACTCCTGATCACCCAGGGGCGGGTGCGCGCGGCCACGCTGGTGACGATCCCCGCGTTCTCCGAGACGTCCCGGCCGCTGGAGCTGCTCCCCGATGAGGAGAGTGACGAGCAGGCCGACGACACCGAGCGCGCGGCCCGGACCGTCGCGTTGATCGCCAGCGTCTCCGGTGGCCGACCGGCGCCGAGTATCGGCGCGTTCGCACTGCCTGAGCTGGCCGGTCCTACCGCGATCACCTGGGACTGGGAGAACGGCCGGGTGTTCGGCCACGTCGCCACCTGGGCCACATGTCACGTCGGGTACGAGGGCGTGTGTGTGACTCCTCCCCGGGAGGACGACACTTACGCCTGGTTCAACCGGTACACCGTGGAGACCGCCGACGGCGGACCGATCGGCGCCGGGCGGATCACCGTGGGCGGAAGGCATGCCGCCCTGTCGATGTCGGCTAGTTCCGCGATGAACGCCTACGACGACAAGACGGTCGCCGCGCACGTACGCGCGTACGCCGACGCGTACGGCATCGTCGTGGCCGGAGTGATCGAGCCGGGCCTGACTGGCGGGGAGCGCGCGGTGCTGGAGCGCCGGAAGATCTCCGGCGACTGGCGCGAGGTGGGTTCCAGCCTGTCGCTGGTGGAGGTGCTCGCCCTCTCCCCCGGTCCGCGTGCTCATTCCGAGCCTGGCTTCCCGGTGGTCGAGACTCACTCGGTCCGGGGCCGTCAGGTCGCGCTGACCGCGTCGCTGGGCCCGGACCCGGCGACCGCCACGTTCAGGGTCGGCGAGGCGCTGGACGTCGCGGCGATCGTCCGGCAGACGCTGGCGGCCGAGCGGGACGAACAGGCGCGCCTGTCCGCGCGGGCTCAGCTGGAGGCTACGGTGGAGGCCGACGACGTGAAGGCGGCCGACGACGCGCACCGCGCGCTGACCGCCATGCTGGGGGAGGGCTGACATGGCGTGTGCCTGTAAGAACAAGGGCAAACGTGAGCGGTACACGGTGACCCTGCCGGGTGGTCTGAGCATCACCAAGAGCAGCGAGGCTGAGGCGAAGTCGTTCTCGGCCAAGCACCCGGGGTCCAAGGTGGTCAAGGCGTCCTGACCCGTTCGCGGGTCGGGTGCCCCGGGTTGAGGGGACATCCGCGAGAGCGGAGACCTGGGGATGCGGAGAAGGCCCGGACCCTGATGGGTCCGGGCCTTCCGTGTGCTCAGACGTAGGTCTCCACGGGCGTAGGGGTCCATCCGTCCCCAACCGGAGTCGCCTTCCAGCCACCGGCGGGTAGGACGGTGATGCCTACCGGGTGCGCCTCTTTGCAGAGTCCCGGGTGGCCGCCGAACTCAGCGGCCGGGCAGGGTAGCGATATGTCGCCGCGCGCCGCGTGGAACTGCTGGGACCACTTGCTCTGGTGTGCGTTGCCGTTGTTCATGAGAGCTACATTACAGGCTTGACTGTGAAGTGTCAATCTCCTGATCAGAGCGGGTACTCAGTGCCGTCGGTGGCGTGCGACCGGCCCATCTTGCGACCATTGATCGAGCCGTCCGGCCTGACCTTGGCGCGCGCTTCCTTGTCGAACCGGTCCTCTACCTTCTGGCTGTAGTCGTCCAGTTCGTCATTGCCTCGCTTGCGATCCGGCTCCCGGGTCATGACTGGTCCTCCGTCTCCAGCGGCGCCAGCGGGTCTCCGCATTGCCACCACTGGGTGTATTCGACCAGCGGGTTACCGGTCGGGATGTGGAGTTGCTCCCACAGATGTGGATCGTGCTCTTCCCGCTGGTCACACGGCTTACGAGGGAAGGTCGGCCGCACCTCGCGGATCAAGTGCCGGTAGTCCTTCTGCCACACGTACCGTTCCTCAGCCCCTCCGCCGATCACCGCGCGCCACTCGAACGGCACGTGGTACCAGCCGGTCAGCAGGTAGTCCGGGACGAACCCGGTGGTGCCGGTGTTCCCGCCGAACGCCTCCAGCGAGATGTTGGTTCCGCGCCACCCGGAGGTGCCCCAGCGCGGGTCCTTGTCGACCCGCTCGGTCACCCTCAGCGCGCTGGACCCGTTGGTGATCGTGGACCCGACCTGGACCGCCAGCGTGGTCATCGGGACTCACTCTTCACCGGAACGCGGACGTACACCTGATGCTCGATGAACGAGCTGTCCGCCGGGTACTCGACAACCGCACCATCAGGCGTGTGCACCAACCAGTTACACCGGATGAAGCGTTCGTCCTCCTGTCGCCGGGCGGCCAGTACCTCCCCGATCACCCGGGCCAGGTCCGGGCGCTGGCGGTGGGCGTCATACCCCATCTCCACTAGAACGTCTCCCGGCTCGATCTCGCTGGGGACCATTGCTGCCAGTCGCTTCATCAGACCTCGTTCTCCCGTCCGGACGGGTCGGAACACCAGTACCGGTAGTCCGACACCGGGTGACTGCCGACCACCTGGCCCTTGTCGTTGTAGATGTACTCGATGTGCGTGCCGACGTAGGACTGGACGACGCGCCCACCTGCGTCCTTGCACGCGTTCTCCCACGCGTGCATCTCGACGGCGACCCAGACGATGACTCCGACGGTCGCCGCGATCATCGCGGCGGTAGCGCCCCCAACCCATCCATCCCGCATCTCGCTCCCCTTCTCTCACTTCAACGTCTTACCTGCGAGGTTACCATGCATCGGACCAGATGGGGTACCGTCGATTCATCTGGGCAACGCGGCCCCTGTCTGGCCGCCGTACCTCGGAGCCCGCCAGCCCCCATTGGCAGGTGATCCCGGGGAACGTGTCCGCGCGGGGAAGACCCGGTGCACGGCCGACCGGACCGGCACCCAGACGAGAAGGCCCAGGGCTCCCAGCGCCCTGGGCCTTCCTCGTGCTCAGTCGCCGATGGACGCGTCCCACTCGGCCGTGTCGTACCCCTCGTCCCGGGCCCGCTTGGCGTCCGCCTCCCACTCGTCCACGATCTGACGCACGGCTGACTCGCTGAGCGCGAACCCCTTCACGAACGATTCGATCTCAGCGCGCGTCCGGGGGTCGGTCCGCTCGGGTGCCTTGCCGACGCTGGCCGTCGCTCCCTGGGCTCGCTCGATGTCCTTCTCGAAGTGCCTCGCCATTGCTTCCTCCCCTGGTGCGGGGAGCGGGGCCGGAGCCCCGCTCCGTCCGGCTACTTGTCGATGCACACCGGGCCGATGCCCAGCTTCCGGTACTCGCTCGTGAGCGTCCTGCCGCACCGGCCGCACTCGCCCAGCTCGACCCCGTACCGGATCATCGCTGCCTTGGGGTCTTGAGCGATCGAGGCGATGATCGAGCGGATGCGGGTCAGGTTGCGGACGGAGTGCCAGTCGTCGGACGCCTGGACGTCCAGGAAGACGAACCCGGCGCGGTTGCCGTTCTTGACCTTGAAGAACTTGAGGGCGCCGTCCTCCTCGACCGCGTACCGGCCGTCAGCCACCTGGACGGCCGGGGCCGGGGGAGCGAACTTCGGTGCCTTGCGGAGTTCGGCGCGCTTGGCGGCCAGGTTGCCGATCCAGCGGCGCAGGTTCTCCGGGGTCCAGTGACCGATCATCTTGACCGTGTAGTCCTTGGCCTGCTGACCCAGCGCGGCGTCCGCCGCCTCGATCTCGCGGATCATGTCGTACATGTAGGCGACCTGGGCCTGAGTGGGCCGGTAGTCGGTCAGGGGGACCAAGTTCAGCAGATCTTCCTCCCCAGCCTGCCGCGCTGCCAGGTCGATCTCTGCCCGGTTGTCGTCGCGGCCGTCGACACCGGCGGCCAGGGCTTCCGCCAGTACGCGCTTGGCGTTGTCGCGTGCCGCGACGCTGCCGACTCCGCTGTGGAAGGTCTGGAGGAAGGTGGCGGTGTGCGGGTGCTTGCGGTAGTTGCGGGCGATGGTGGTCATGTCCTGCTCCCTCGTTCGGTGTGGCTTATGGGAGTAACTTACCAGCCATGACTGTGAAGTGTCAACCGGCCGCTCAAGATTCTTCGCAGCCACATACCAACAGGCCATCGAAGTCGTGGGAGTGCAGCCGTTCGACCTTCCCGGCCAGCACGCACTTGCGGGGGGTACCGTCGCCAACCCGCTTACCGGTGCCTTTCAGCCAGACATCGGCCAACCGGCAGTGCACGTGCACACCGTTGGCGTGAAGATCCCGGACGTAGTCAGACATCGGGTTCATGGCGAGCCCCTCTCTGTTGACACCGTGAACAGAGAAAGCCCCCGGTTTCCCGGGGGCTTTCTCTGTCAGTTCTCCGGCCCGACCACGAACGTGGAGTTGGATCCGATGTACTGGCCCCGGATGTCCGGGTTCTGGCTGATGTAAGTCTCTACGATCTTGTAGGTACAGCCCTTGTACTGTCCGGTGGTCCAGTCCTGCGTGTACGTCACGTACGTGTAGAAATCCCGGTTGTTCCGGGTGGATCCGTTCGGCGCGGAACTGACGCTCTCAGACTTGGTGACGCTGACCTCGGTCATGATGTACGGCTTACCGGCGGTCTCGATCATCATCGTTCCCCTTTGGAGTTGTGCCTCGCACTGCCTTACGAGAACTACATTACAGCCATGACTGTGAAGTGTCAACAGTCGTTCTTACAAGCGGTTGTCCTCACCGACTTGCATGTACGTCCGCTTGCAATCGCAACTGGTACAGCCGTTGCGGCTGTGCTGCGTGCGCTGACAGTTACACCACGCACAGGGCTGGTGTGAGCGGTCTTCCTTATTGGTCTTGTTGGCCTTGGTCATGCGCCTACCTTACCGGGATCGCTGTCAGGTGCCCGCGCGGTAAGTGAGAGGACATCTCAATCTGAGTGTCACTTCCGGTGCTACG